AATCTTCCAAGGGAACTCGTGGATGCCAAGCTGGCAGATTTCACTGAGTTTATCACATCACCGGATACCGATGTCCTTCATGAGCGTGTAGCTCTTGAGAACGCGATAAGCCGGGAGGTCAATAGACTCCCAGTGTTCAAAGCTCGCTATGACCAACCATTTGTCCCCACAGGTTCGTCCTGTCTCGAATCCACCCGTGCTAAGGGTGGGATCCAAGGATGGACTAAGAAGATTCTACAAAGCCTTTTTGACCACTTCCCGTGGTTGGAAAAGATTCACAAAATTGAAGGAATTGGAGAGGAAGTCCTCTTTGGTTCTATGTCTCCCATTTGGAATGAGATTCTATCTATTCTATTTACAGAAGCGATGGAGTCCTTCCCGGTGGAGGGTCCCTGGGAATTGATGGAGGTGGCACCTGCAGCTATTGCTGAGCCCCTCAAGGTTCGTATCGTGACACGATCCTCATGGATTCTTCAACTTCTCAAGCCGATTCAACATGCATGGCATTCCACCATGCGTCAGGATCCGGTCTATGAGTTGATTGGAGGTAAATCCGTTGAGGATGCTCTTGTGTCACTGAAGCTTGAGAAAGGTCAGAAATTTGTTTCTGGCGACTACGAATCCGCAACGGATCGTATCCATCTTCATTATACCAGGTTTGCCGCTCAGAAGATGTTCGAGCGGACCCAATTTACCTTTCCTGAAGGAACGGTCTTTAAGGACATGGACTTAGAGGGCTGGCTTAACCGTATGGTTACCCACTCTTTTGATTCAATATTTATTGGTGAGTCTAGCAATGTAGTCCTTCGTGGACAGATGATGGGTCATATTCTCTCCTTTCCCCTCTTATGTATAATAAATAAGGCTGCGTCATCGTTGACTCTCCCACCTGACCGGTGGATGAGGATTAATGGTGATGACGTCTTGTTCCCTGCTTCAAAGCAGGAGTATAAAGAGTGGGAACTTCACACCAAACATGTCGGTCTGAAGAAGTCCGTTGGTAAGAACTATTTCTCACGCGATCTCGCAATGATTAACTCCGAGGTCTATACTTGGTCGAAAGAGAAGAACCGTATGGTTCGTCTCATTTTCCCGAATGTGGGCCTCCTCGGTTATCTGGGCGATTTCGTCGACAAACATGGTCGACAGGTGACACCCTGGGAACAACTTTCGGGTATTATAGTGGACTTCTGGAAAGGAGTCGAGCCTAAATACCAGTCTTTTGCTCTTAGGATGTTGCGTGAGAGATATCCCATTATATCCGGGTTCCCCGGGTCCCTTTTTGGACCCACGAATCTCGGGTGTCTTGGTCTACCTGTTCCCCCGGGTCATACATACACCCGGTACCAAAGGATTTGGATGGAGGCGCACCGTTTAGGTAAATACTCATTTCGCGAAGGAATCCGTACGGACTATGCCCGTATAGAGACCCTCTACCAAAATGAGATCCCACTTCAGGATCCATTTTTGAAATGGGGTGTCCCAGATGTAGTGCTTACTCCGGAGAATATTTTGCCCGATCCGTACTCTCGATCAGGAGGATTGTCTAGGGAATTAATGCAAATAAGAAGATGGTTTGAGGGGTTGATAACTCTCAAACATCAGAGGGTATTTGGCCGACGACGATTCAATCGTTGGATCCGCCGAAATCCTTTACCGCCCCTTTCGGGTGAGGCATTAGATTCGGTCCTCCAGAACAATTGGCACGAGTTACGCCCACAGTGGTACCATATTCGACAAGGTACCCTAGTTGACGAGCCTGCCGTCAGACTTCATTTCTAATCACGCTGGGATCTAGCCTTGTAGGCTAAGCGAGAGACCAAGAGGTCCCGTCGAA